TAGTCCTTATCTAGTCCAGAGCCGACGATGGGGAGGAAGATGCCCGGGTTGAACGGGTCTTCGTAGTTATGGCCGAAGTAAAAGCGTTGCTGATCTACGGGAGGAGAGCCGCCGGAAAGCGTCGCGTAGTCATTATAACCAGGTGCTCCGTAAGGCGTCCCGCGGAAGAGGCGACCTTGGGCGTCCGCGGCCTCGACCGCAGAGCCTGCGCCGAAGTTGTAGTAATCGAAGGCGTGGGTGAAGTTCTGGAAGGCGTAAGAGCCGGAGGTATGCTGCGAGGCATAGACGGGCGTTCGCACCTGTCCCCACGTCCAAAGCGTCGATGAGGCGGCCTGCGTTCCTCCGACCGTGACGTAATCCCTCGTCAGCGGAGGCAGGGGCATCAGGAGCGGGCGAAGAAGTACTTCGCGGTAGTCGTGCCGACCTTGATGCGGTCAGACCACTGCGAGCCGCACGTCAGCTGAGTGATCGTAATGGGCTTAGGCGGGGTTGCCGAAGGGTCTTGATAGGCGACCGCGAGGAGGAAGAAGGCAGAGTCGTCCGTGGCCGTCTGCTGAATGCTCGTCGAGATGATGCGCGGATAGAGAATATCCGTCTCGATGGTTACGGGGTACTGCGTAGGCGGGCTCGAATAGTCAGCCGAGACCTTGAGGTAGATGTAAGAGTAGCCCGTCGTCGGGTCGAAGCCGAAGGCCGTCGTCGGGGTCGGCGTCTTGTCCAGGCGCTTGGCCGGGTCGGCCGCGATGCCAATCTGCGGGATGATGGAGTTGATGACCCCAGGCGTGCAGCTGAACTTGTAGGTCGTGCCTACGGACGCGTCGACGATGGTGAACGGGCAGACATCCTCGTCCTGGGTGTTATAAGTCGTCCACGGCGCCCACGCGTTCTGAATATTGAAGTTAGTCCCTTGGCTTGAGGCCGTGAACGTATAGCCGACTCCGGGTTGAATATACATCGGTCAGATGTACTTGTAGACGTCAGGCGGCCAGCCTTCCTTCGAGTAGCGGATCTCGTAGATGACCTTGTAGAGAGCGCCGTACTCCTCGACGTTGACCTGGGAGAGAAGGTTCGCGTTGCCCCACTTGCCGGAGCCAATCGGGCCCCAGTTAGGGATGAGCTTGAAGACGCCCCAGGAGTCTGTCGCCGTGGCCACGTTAAGCAGGGCATAGAGAGCCTGAACATAAGAGACGGACGTTGTATAGATGACGCCGGAATAGGTCGTGGTCGGGGCGAGGTACTGCGTCTTGCCGTAGAGATAAGCGACATCCGGGTCGACGAAGCCGATGAAGCGTCCGCCCATGCCGGTCTCGAAGCAGGCGCCGTTGTAGCCCTGGGAGGAAGGTACGACGACGGGCTTGCCGGCGCTCGGAGAAGGAGCGACCGCGATGACTGTGACGGGAGGGCCGAGGGTCGAGTCGTCGTACAGGCCGCCGAAGTCGGAAGGCAGGCCGGCGAGGGGCATGCCACCGAAGCCAGCCTCGGCCTCGAAGAAGTTGGGGTGGGTCGTGATGTTCTCGGCTGTCAGGCCGTTCGCGACGGAGGTGTTAGCAAGAGTAAGCACGCCGCTGCCGACCTCCGGGTCGATGCCGACGTAGTCGACCTTGATGGTCTTGTAACGAAGGTTGTCCCAGCTGATCTGGTACTTATGCGCCTTGAGGTAAGAATAGAAAGGGTCGGGGTGAGCCTGTCCGCGTTGGAACGACGTGATCGGAGCCGCGATGTCGGCCTTGTAGGTCGTCGTCGACGTGATGAGGCCGAAGCCGTCCGACTGCACCGTCCAGCCGGGCTGGATCTCGGCGGTGAGGAGGGTCTTTCCGTTTGCTACTTGTGCCATAAAATCAGGCCACGCCCTCCTTGGCTGCGGTCAGCGGGACGGCGCGATCGGTGAAGGGAGCAGGAACGCCGCCTCGGCCCTCGATGCTCTGCTCCTGGAGGATGAGTTTAATCTCCTCGAGGATTTCGTTGTTGCGGGTCATGGCCTCCATGACGGGGTTTGCGCCGACACCGATCACGGTGCCGAAGCCGTCGGGGCCTTTGAACGTGCCGGCTTTCTTCTCCTCTTGTCCTGGCTCTGCCATTTTGAGGGCCTCTTGACCTTCAGGGCTGCGTTTAAATGTGTCCATCATTAGACCCATGAACTCTGGATCTAGTTTAGATAGTTCTGCGAAGCGTCCCATTTTTGCTAGTTGTCCTTCAGGACCACCCTTTCGCTCGGCATATGCATCAACCATGGCCTTTCCGTCAGGAGTCTTTGCGAACTCCTTCATGTATTCGATGACGCCAAGCCTTGCGGAAGCCATTTCTTCTTCACGCAGTTTCTTTGCTTTGAAGTAAGCAGCTAGACGCTTTTCCTCCGAGGTGGCGTAGACAGTTTCTCCCTTTGCGACGAGATCCATGCCTTCTTTTGCCTTCTGTTTCGCGTCAGCAATTGCCGATGAAATCATAGAGATGGCACCCTGGAGCAGGACCATCGGGGCAGTGAAGCCGAGGAAGATGTCCTTGAACGCGGTCGAGAACTTCTTCTGGATGTCTTCGACTTGCTTGGAGAAGGAAACGACGGCGGTCTTGGACTTCTCCATCGCCTTCGGGACGTCGGAGGTCGTCTTGATGTTTACGGTCAGGTCTTGCGACATGGGCTCTTTACCCTGCTGGATTGGCAACGGGGGCTTCCCCTTCGCCGGCCTTCAGCTGCGACTCGATGAAGGCCTCCTCCTCGGGCGACATGATCGCCACGTCCGCACCCTTGCGGATGGCCAAGGCGGAGTTAAGCCAGATTGCCTGACACTCGGGCATCTCCCACGCACGCTTCTCCTCGATGCCGCACGCGACTAGGTTCGCGACTATGGCCAGCGGCCACGGGATGCCCTTGTTCCCAGGTGAGCCCTTCTTCGCGGTCTGCTCCCAAAACTTCGGCCAGTTGTCGACGAGGATGTAGCCGGCGAAGGCCTCGAGCAACAGGTGGAACTTGGCGGGGTTGTCGTTAAGCCGAGAGAGACGTAAGCGGTCGATGATGCCTATGTCCCCAAGCGGCTCCTCGGCGCAGACCTGGCAGGCGAAGAGAAGGTCGGCTGGAGAGACTTCCTTGCCGGATACGACCAGCGGGGACTCGAAGGCCATCAGTCGCACGCGGTACTTAAGGCACCAGGGGTAAAGAGTTCGACCCAGCAACCGAAAAGGCGCCGGGTCGACATAGGCATTCAGGAAGCGACGATCCACTCCCTTAAGACTATCCCCCTTGCGGGGGTGTCAATTAGTAGGTGATGAGCTCGAAGGACTCAGCAGTCACGGAGACAGAAACGAACCCTTTCGAACTGCCACGGTCGTCCACTTTTGTGATGGTTCCGGCAAAGCTGACCGAAGCGGAGCCGCCAGGGTAGGCCGAGGCGGTCTTCGCGGTGAAGGTAAGTTTCGCGCCGAGCTGCGGGACGGTCGTCGCCTTGGCCACGCCCTCGACGGTGATCTCGGAGCGGCGGTCGTCGTAACGAGCCGTCACCGTGTTGCCTTCTTCGTCAACGACCGTGCCGGTGTTGTTGAAGCCAGAGCTCACGGAGTAGCTCTGGACGTAGAGGGAGGCAATCTGGCCGGGGCCGATGCCATAGAGACAGACTACGCCGTTGTTTACTTCGCTCATTCTAGTCCTGCGTTAATTGGCAACCGCTTAGACGGGAGGGAGGACGGTCAGGATGTCGAAGGCAAAGGACGTCGCCCAGGAGCGCTCGTCGATGCCCTCGTCTTCCGAGCGATAGGTCACATCGTAACAGGTCGCGTCGCCCGTGGCTACGAAGGCCGCCTGAATGGAGTCGAGGTCGCGCATGTTGCCGGCGAGGGAAGCGCAGCGCTCGCGGTGCACGGCCAGCGTCGTGTCGTCGGCGTTCGAGAAGAGGGTGATGCGGACGGAGCAATCGTAGTTGCCCAGGCCTTCAGGGAGATCGGCGGGAGCCCGGGCAGAGTCGCACAAGACGACGGCCTTCGGGAGCGTCTGAGTGACGTTGCTGTCGCCCGTCAGGAACTGCACGCCGGCGAGGCCGGACTGGGCGGAGAGGTAGGTCGCGAGGGTTCCCTCGACGATGTGGCGGATGGAGCGTGTGCCTGGCATGGGTTATTTCTTATTAAACTTGTTGATAGGTTTGCGCATGCGGTAACGCATCATGGCGGGCATCTGCTTGACGCGGTTGCCGTAGATCAGGCCGAGCGTCCCGGCCTCGTCGGCGATGCCGTTGATGTTGCCGATGGTATTCGTCACGGAGACTTCCGCGACCTTGTCAGTGAACGCGGTCTTATTGTTTCCAGATACGCTGGAATGCAAGGTGATCCATGAGGCCTTGCGTAGCTCTGCACCGGGCTCGCCTTCCTGCCCGTTGTTATCCTTCGGCTTGGGAAGCCCGAGCATGGCCTTAGCCCAGCCCGACTTGACGGCGCCGACCATGGCCTGCCGGCGCTGAATGTATTCCTGAAGCTCGGTCTTATCCTGCACGAGGAGTTTAGTCGAGACGGCCTTCTGGCCTTTCTTCAGTCGACCGCCGAAGCGGCCTTTGACCTGGTCGTGAATGGAGCGGAGGTTGCGAGCGAAGCCCTGCGTGCCGTATTCGGTCTTCACTGGGTTCGCCCTGTTAAGGTAGTTCTTGGCCTTGGCAAAGGCCCTCTGCTTGTCGGAGTCTGCCGCGATCTTAGAGAGGATGTTCTTGTCGCCTAGCATTCCAGACAAAGCGCTGCCGTCAGTCAGGCGGGAGAATGTTCCGAAGTCGCCGGTCTTAACCGCAAAGGCAATCTGATTGACCAGGTTGCCGACGACGCCGCGCTGGGATGAGTCGTTAGCGGCCACAAAGATTTTATGGATGTCGCCCTCGACCGCCTTGAGGCCGGCACGCTTTGCCGCGGTGCTCAGTCCGTTGCCGCCGCCCTTGGGAAGGGGAGGGGTAAACTTGGCCGCATCCTGACAGGCAAGCATGGCCTGCTCGAGGACGGCGTCGCGCATGGTGATCTT